TCAATTGCGTAGAGTGGAAAATCTAGAGGCCACCCTCGATATTCTTAAGAATGAAGTTGATTCCACTGATGCTATGTTTGACAGGATTGCTAGGGATCCTTCAAAGGGATCTACGAAAAGAAGTCCTTTGGGAAGTCTGGATGACACTCTCGGCGATCTGATGGATCTTGTCGAAACTCGCACAGGAAGCCCTACTACTAGAAGTCGTCAAATTAGTGGCTTTGCTTCTAGAGCCCCAAAGATCCCCGGTCCTATGGGGGCTGCTTCGAAAATTCTTAAACTTCTTGGAAGAGCAGTATGAGCGAATGGGAACATCAGGAGGGGTCGGGAAAGATCCTTTCGTTCTTCGATGCAGACGCTGCATCAAGAGCGTTGGATATGAATTCCTTCACGATTGAAGAAGAGATTGCGACCCTCGTCCAACATCTTCGAGACCCAGACGCTAAGATCGCTCTCAGAGCCCACAACCAGTTACGGAGAGTACTCAATGAAGTCGCCAAGGCCAACGGACTCATTACGACTCAGGAGTACACCGCAACCGACAAGGAAGGAAACAAGAGTGTCCGCATCACCCGCAATCAAAAACTCCTCTCAAGTCTCAAAGCCACGACCCACAGGAGCCAACTCCCCGAAAACCCAGACTTCGCGGCCCAGTATCTCGCCCCGGCAAAAACTGATTCTGATTCAGATGAAGCAGATGGGTCCGATGGGACTGGCGAGATCGGCGGGTCAGGTGTTGTTCGACTTGGCGATTAAAGACATTGATGAAGTGGTCGGCAGTAAAGAGCGTTTTGGGGCTCTCATCTACGACTCTTACATCCAGAAGGACGAGCCGACGCCTTACTTCTTTCAGGTGTTCGACAATATCTACCCCTACTCCATGGTGGCCCACAGCGAAATTTCCTTTGTTGCGACCATGGCAAGAGTCTCTGTCACCCTGATGATGTCCAACGGAACATTCCATGCGGATCAAAAGGATAGAGACAAGGGCTGAAGGCAATGAACTGTTCCCGTTGCCTCCTGATTACATGGAATGCACGGAAGACGGTCAACGCCAAGCCCGGATCAACGCCTGTCGGCAATGGCTTGTCCCCGTAACGACTCCGCAAGATAAGGCGGATCGTTTCATTGGGGCCATGCTGTTCTTTGACCACTGGTATTTGTGTCCAGATGAAGCCGACGACTTCAACCCGATGTTCTACGACGAGGATCCAGTCCCCCTTCCGGACGGTCACTTGGGGATCTATAAGGAGTGGGCTCAGAACCGAGCCTCTATCGCAATCGCACCGCGAGGCTTTGCCAAGAGCAACTGCATCCGCAAGTCAATTCTGCTTCAGATGTTGACGCGGCCCGGCTACTCCTTCATCTACGCGACTTCCACCAACGACAACGCCAAGCAGACCGGCCAGATCATCAAGACGCAGTTCCAACAGAACTCGCGGATCTTTGATGATTGGAGTCCGGAGTTCGACGACAACCGGATTGTGCCTCGTCGCGGTGAAGCATCCTTCGGCATTGAGTTGATGTATCTGAAGAATGGTTCTTGGTTCCGGGCGATTTCGTCTGAGAGCAGGCAGCGTGGTGGTCGACCTCGATGTTACGTTTTGGATGACCCTGAGTACGATCCACGGGCATCTACTTCAATGTCCGTGCTGCGTTCGTACATGGACACCCTTCTCTTCAAGGTGGTCATGCCCATGATCACGAGGCCCGGCACCAGCCTTCGCTGGCTTGCCACCTTCGTGAGTCGTCGCCATTATGCGTGGTACGCGATGGAGACTCAGGAAACTGCCAAGGGTCTAAAGGCTCGCGATCCTCGGTTTGACCATTGGTCTCGAATGATCATCAAGGCTGCTTATAAAGACAAGCAAGATGAGATGGTCTCTTGTTGGCCTGAGATGTGGCCGGTGGACAGAAAGCAGAAGGAGAATGATCCCCGTCTTAAGGAGAGAATCAGTCTTGAAGAGATTAAGGAACAGATTGGATCTGCTAACTTTGCGTCTGAGTACATGGCAGATCCCGGTAGTAGCGAAGATCAGTTCTTCCCCGAACTGGACGACAGCCATCGTTGGTGGCTGACGAGTGTTGACGCTAATTACGGTCTTAACCCCCGTGAATCCGCAACTCTCATTAACTGGAAGGATCAAGAAGGGGATACCAAGAGGATGCCGATCTGTGATTTCTTGAAGGAATCATGGGTCTTCATGACGGTAGATACTTCTTGGACGGCTACTGGGGACTCAGACTTCAAGGTCTGCACGGTGATGGCGGCTACTCCCGAAAACGAATTGTTCGTCATTGATATATGGGGGGCTCAGTGCGATGAAAACACCCTCATCAAGAACATCTTCCAGATTGCAGATAAGTGGAAGGTGCCTTCTATCCACCCAGAAGTGGTGCGTCAGAGCATCGCTCTCTATCAGAACCTCGACAGTCTGGTGAAGCAGAGGGCTCAAGACATGTTTGGGGTCGCTCATATGCCCAAGATCGTGCCGCTCAAGGTTGGGATGATCTCAAAGTCTGCTCGGATCGGGGCTCTACAGTTCCGGTTTGAAAACGGCCTCATCAAGTTTCCGCTCGAACGTCGCATGGACCGTCATTGGACCAACCTCTTCGACCAGATCGAGCAGTTCAACCCCGAGGTCGCAGACGGCGGACTCGCTAAAGACGATCACCTTGATACCCTCTCTATGTCAGGCAACATCCTTAAGGGCCGTATCATGCGGAATCCGGAGGACATTGAAGACGAGAGAACGACGGAAGAAAAGATGCTTGACGGGGAACTAACTGATGATTCAGGAACCCCACTTGCATATAAACTAAACTCTATTAGTCCGGGATTTGTAAATGAACTTCTTACCAGAGCCTCCGAAGGATCAGAGACTGGACCCAGTAGGGTCTGACCCTGCATTCCAACAAGTAACAATTCCGTACTTTCTTTATGAAGCAATGGCCCGTGCCTATTACAGTCACGATAAGAATGCCGATGTACCTGTCCAGAATCCCGCCCGTGTGGGGGGAGAAATTAATCTGGATGGCGTTAATTTTAACCCGATGGATATCCCGTCCCATTGGAAGCCGGGGGGCGTAGCCGCAAAGGAACGACATGTCTCAGCACCGATTCAAACTGCCCAAGAAGAAGATTGAGATTTGTCAGGTCATTCGTGACCACGCCGAAAAGGAAATCGCAAGGCTTTCTTATCGACGGATTACTTGGCTGCTGACCTATTACTACCTGAACGGTATGCGTAGGTTTGATGTCTTTGATCCGGTGTCTGGAAATCTGTCCCCCCACTATCTTGATGAAGAGGGGAATATGGAGTTTCAGAGTCAGGAGATGCTCTCGGCGATTGACCGGGCATCTTCTCGCCTCTCTTCCATGGACCTTCGCCCCAAGATCCTTCGGACTGGTACAAGCCTTCCGATGATCCGGCAGAGAGCGACAGCCCAGATGCTTGCTGACTCTCTCGTCTCTGACGAACAGGTCGCAGAAGTCTCTACCAAGTTTGCCCACCTGTTTACTTCTTTGGGCTCTTGTGGCATTCAAGGCCACATCACAAACCACGATACGATCGGTCTAACTTCGGACTTGGAAGTAATCCATCCAAAGGAAATCCTTCCATTCCCATCGCTCGGTCAAGACTACACCAAGCAGTGTGGGATGATCCGGCAGCGTATGGTGCCTCTTGAGACTCTGGTCGAAAAGTTTGGTGACAAGATCAAGAGAAATTTGGAGGAGTGCGAGTACTACGAGATGGAGATTGGAGATCCTCTTGAAGACCCCGAAGTGTCTGAGGACCACGGCTTTACGGGCAACAGTTTCAACACAAAGGGCTACAAGACAACTAGTGCTGACTCAATGACTGTTGTCAGAGTTCGAGAACTTTGGATTGACGGTGACAGGGGTACTTGCTCTCGATATGTAATCTGTTCTGGCGACTACCTTATTGATGATCAGGACCTTACTTCGTCTCAGACATACTGCCCTATTGGGTTCGCTAGGTTCATGGAGAATGGCTCGTTCCATGGTGCCGGACTCTTCGATCTTCTCTTCAGCATTAACCGAGAGATGGAGAAGATGCTGAAGGCTCTGTTCAACAACATTAAGAACCTAGATAGGTACGGTGTTGTTGTGATGCCGCAGGGGTCCTTTAACGAACGATCTATTCTTCGGGAAGTCGGGGATGGCTTGCGAATGATTTCGTATCAGCCTGACCCTCTTAACGAGAAGTTCAGTCCCTTCACCATTCAACCCCACAATGCAGGTGATGTTCCGGGTAAGACTGCTGCATTTGCAAAGCAGTTGATGCAAAGCATCAATCCGGTACAAGATCTTATTGCAGAGAAGGGGAGAGTCGACTCTGCAACTGGTCTTCAGTTCCTCGACGAACAGATCAACCGGGCCATGACGAACCCGACTATGGGTGTTGTGCAGGCATGGGGCAAGATGTATCGAAGTATGCTCTCGAATGCTAGTAGGGAGTTGATGGTCAATCCTGCTCCAATCCCTGTCAAGTCTTTGGACTTGAACCTTGCTGGTGCAGTAATTGATTTTGATACTAGCGAGATCTCTTTCAAGAACAATCCAATCCCCAACGTAGGACACCTGACGTTTTCAGTACGTCAGATCAATCCCCGTTCAGAGGTTGCTCGTAAGCAAGAAGCAATGCAGATGTTCCAAGCGGGTCTCATGGACCCTGATTCCTTGAAGTTGTTTGCACTAAAGGAGGGCTTGGACTTTGCGATGTGGATTGATGAAGATCAAGCCGCTTACGAGCAGGTGGTCCAGAACATCTTGAATCTTTATGGCAATGGATCGGAGCCGGGGCAGGTAATCATTACGCCTCATACATCCAAGCCTGAAATTCAAATGAGAGTACTGTCCTCGTTTATGTCTGGAACTCTCATGATGAAGGCTGACCCTGTTGTAATTGACGAGTTTAAGAAGTATCGTGAGGCACTGATTCAATTCATGGGTGCTTCGCTTCCTGCAATGGTTCCGAATCCTGATTCGGCAGCACTCTTTGCAGAGCAAGCACCTCCCCCCGCTGGCCCCGGACCTCAGCCCGGACCCGGCATGATTCAAGGAGCGAACATTGGCTGAAGAGACAACGACCGTAGAAGAAACTAGCGAAGCATCTACTCCTGAGATTACGGAGACGCCTGCTAGTAGCACGATTAATGTGGGGGGTAAGGAATACACCCCAGAAGAATTGGCGGAAACTGCCAAGAACTACGAGGAACTTCGTCAGTACACGAATCACCTCGAAGGCTTCAAGGAAGCAACTTCTCGACTTATGAATCCCAACACGGATTCAGAAGTTAAAAAGCACAACGCCCGTCAGATTCTTTTGGATATGAATTACGATCCTGAACAGGTGGAAGATTGGGTTCAGGTTTACGACCAAGGAAACGAAATGCCCGAACAGAACGAGCAGATGCCAGCCCCTCAGCCTGTTGAAGATCCCCGAACGGATCAGTTGAACGATCAGGTTCTAAAGATGCGGGCTCAAATGCTCCAGCAAAATCTAGAAAATTCTCTTTCTAGTGCTATTAGTACGGATAACGATGGTAAAGTTCTTATGGATTGGCTTGGTGCTAATCGAAGTGACGAAGAAGCAAAGGCTGCTCGCGAGAGCGTTTCTGAACGAGTCAAGGCTCAGGCACTTGAGAACCTTCGGAATCGCCGTAATCAAGCAGGCACCTTTGAAGATTCGTGGGTAGGCGAAGAAGTTAAGAAGGCGGCCAATTCGGTCGCAAAGGATATGCTCACGGTAATCGGCGACACCTCCAAGATTGGGCGTGTGCCGGAAACGGCGGGGCAGACCGAGACTCTTCACCGCAAGGAGCCCCTCAAGGTGCCAGACACCAAGGGCAAGACTTTCGGTGATGTTGAAGCCCAGTTGCGTGACTGGACTTCGGATCAGATTCTTCGGTCGCTCTCCGATCCCGGTGGCGACTCTAAAGCGTGAGGTAATTTATCATGGCTACCACAGGTAGTATTTTTGAGAAGGAGGGTACGCGGATCGAAGAGATCCTGTCGAAGCAGATCGACACGATCCTCCCGACTCTCGACCCAATTTGGCGAGATACCGTTGTCACTTCGCAGGGCGTTGGTAGTGCCAACGAGTTCTCGAAGGACTTTCAGGTCAACAAGTTGTATCGCACCGGCATGACTGGTGTGATTGAGAACGCTGGCGTCACTGACGTTGACGACTTCGTTCTTTACGGCGATCCCGACACTACCGATCTCGGTACTCGTATGCGTCGTAACAGCAACGCTACGACTTTCCCCGATCCGCTGGATGGCGCGAAGCCCAAGACGTTCCGTCTTACGGTTCCGATGCGTGCCATGTACACCAACCTGTCGCTCACCCTTGGTGAACTTCAGATGGACGCGACCCCTGCGGTCGTGGGCGATGTGGTTGCTCCGATTCTTCAGGGCTTTGCCCAGAACCTGAGCCACACGCTGTGCAACTACTGGTACATCAGCCAGAATCAGTCGTACCGGCTCGGTAAGATCGGCAGCGTTACCAACCACACCGATACCAAGGGTGTTGCAGGTAGCGGTGCTAATGCGGGCGCGACTCGTTCGAGCCGTATTGTCCTTGCTGGTCACGAGTACGACCGCTTCTTTACGGGTCAGCGACTGGACATTTACCCGGCATCGGGTGAGGGTATTGCTGCTGCCAATGATGCTGGTATTCGCCGCAACGGAGGCGACAACGCCGCTCGTAAGTCTGTTTATGTGGCTGCCGTTGATGATCTGAAGGGCGAACTGGTTCTTGTTTCGCCTGCTGGCTACACCGTTCTTCCGCAGGCAGGCGACATCATTGTCTACGCGAACAGCGTAGAAACTGGTGCCGCTCAGCAGAACGCCAACAAGTTCACGGGCATTGCGGGTATCAACTCGTGGCTCAAGGGTGCTAGTACTGCCGCGGCAGACTCCAACCTTCTGGGTGGCGAAGCAATTAGTACTGCAACCATTGATGTCAACGAGCATCCCGAGTTCAAGTCGATGTTCAAGAATAACGTTGGCGTCCTGACGGAACACAAGTTGCGTCAGTACCTCCGGCGTTTCCACGCAGCGAAGGGCAAGTTGGGTCAGACCATTGACAGCCTTGTGGCTTCTGATGGTGTTTGGCTTGCCTATGAAGCCCAGAAGATCGGTCAGTACCAGATTGACCGGACTGGAAACCTTTCCAACATGAACTCGCAGGGTTCTGTGGAAGGCTTCGCGATGACTTTCGAGGGTCGGACCTACAAGGGCCACACCTCGCAGTACATCGAGAAGGAAACGGTCTACGGCACCAAGACTTCCGGTGGCAACTGGAAGCGATTTGTGCCGCCTGACTATGCTGGTCTTCAGTCGATGGGTGAAGCCGACTCTTACGTTCCGTTCCGGTTCGTGGTCCCGGCTCTCACTGGCGGTAGTAGCGTGAAGTATCCTCTCACCAACAACGCCAACGGCCTTCTGACGGAAACTGTTCAGATGCCCGGCATGCTTCGAATGCAGTTGATCCCCGATCAGCCCGCAGGCATGAAGTTGAATGGTGTTACCGAGGATCGCGTTTACGCCGACGCCTGATCTCAATAGTCATGGGAGGGGGGCATAGTCCCCCCTCCCCGACTTTCGGGGGGCCGTCATGGCTAAGAAAGTAAAGAAGAAGGGTGCGATGAAGGGCTGCTCGCTTAAGAGCGGCTGCAAGTCCAAGAAGGGCGGGCTTACCGCCAAGGGCCGCGCATCCATCAACCGCAAGACTGGGTCCAACCTTAAGGCTCCTCAGCCCGGAGGTGGTTCCCGCAAGAAGTCTTACTGCGCTCGATCTGCGGGTCAGATGAAGAAATTCCCTAAGGCAGCCAAGGATCCGAACAGTCGGCTTCGCAAGGCTCGCCGCCGTTGGAAGTGCTGACATGGCAAAGAAGAAGTCAGGTGGCAAGAAGGACGCTTGTTACCATAAGGTCAAGAGTCGTTACAAGAAGTGGCCGTCTGCTTATGCCAGTGGAGCCCTCGTGAAGTGTCGTAAGAAGGGAGCCAAGAATTGGGGAACCGGCGGCAAAAAGAAGAAGTAGGATCGGTCCAATGGCGCCTCAAGGTTGTTGAAGAGATTCGCCTTTGGAGTAGGAAGATCCTCGAAACTCCTTCAGACCATTACAACGGTCTGCCTCCCTGTCCTTTTGCCCACAAAGCATGGACTGATCAAAAGGTAAAAATCTCTTTTGGTGCTAAAGAAGAGATTTTGGCTCAGTGCATTGAATGGAATGACAACGTAGAACTTGTAATTGTTGTCATTGAAGACTGGGATTGGGAAGATGTTGAGAAGTGGACTGAGAAAGAGAACGACAATCTAAAGAATGTAGATCTTGCTTTGATGGCNTTTGTNCCNGACAGNGAAGCAACTGACTCAGGNCAACCCATTGAGGAGATGGAAAACTGGGAACCTCTCCTCGATGAGCCTTACGCAATGGTCTTTATTCAACGACTTTCACTCGTCAATGCTGCCAGCGACAAGTTGGAGCGAGCGGGTTACTACAAGAACTGTACGGCGGAGTTCTTGGAGTACATCAACGATCGCCGTACGAGGTAGTAACTATGGCTGGTACGCGAAACGGCATGGGCAAGAAGAAGGTTATGAAGAAGAAGGCTGCTGCAAAGAAGCCGCCTGCGTTTCTGAAGAAGATCAAGAAGAAGAAGTGATCCCTGCATCTGAAATGATTTGTCCACGTTGCGGTAAGACGTGGAAGGAGTGCTGCTGCTGATGGCTAAGAAGAAGACTGGTCTTAAGAAGTGGTTCTCCCAGAACAAGGGCAAGGGCTGGATCGACTGCAAGACGGGTAAGGCGTGCGGTCGTAAGTCGGCAAAGGGCGGAAGCAAGCGGCCTTACCCCGCTTGTCGCCCCACCAAGGCTGCTTGTACGAAGAAGGGCACTTCGGCGAAGAAGGGTCCTGCTCGCGTTTCTTGGAAGTCAAAGAGGAAAAAGAAATGAAGAACGTAGAAATCACATTTGACGCAAGAGCCCACGCCGCAGGTATGGGCCTTGTTCTTGGTGAGAACCATGAGATTCTTCCGGACTCTGAATGGATCCTGTGGGCTCGACGCTTCAGCGGTATCGAAGATCTCTTTGTATACCACCACAAGATTGCGGGGACTTTCGTTCTGTGTAAGTGGGTCTATCATCCCGAGCGTGACGGCATTGGAATCGTTATGGAGTTGGAGGCTTTTGACGCTCCGCCCAACTGGTATCCCCCCACTCAGGATTGGCTCCGGGACAGGCTTCGTCCCGCCCAAGAGATTGCAGAAGTTATGAGGCAGGGGATCAGAGACAGATCGAAGGCTAAACGTCAAATGGAGCGGGATAACATTGAAGAAAAGCACCGCATTGCTGATTGGGTAGGCCGTAGTACGGGTGACGAGAACGCCGCCAACTCGTATCGCCAGAAGAAATGGACTAACAATACTTCTGAAGAAGCGTTAGAATTCAAGAAGGATCTCATGAACTCGGCTAAGGGCCGAATCATCACCGGCGGCACCTAATGTCTAATCCTCTAAGTTCAATTAGAAGTCTTTCTAGGGTTCTTGATGAACTTGTGGAATTGTTTCATGCCACTCCTTCTGCGGGAGTCATGCAAGGAGCAAGAGCCAATCCTGCTTTGAGCATGGGGGCTAATCAAGGCAGGGGAGTTTACGGCTTTACTAATATAAAGAAAGCCGAAAATCATTTGGGGACGTTGCTTAAAAAGGCTGCTGGAAAAGACGCAGACGGATTTACGCACTATGGGACTAAACACGGGAACCTTGACCCCAAGTATCTAACAGCAAAAGGAATTGATCCGGGCATCATGAAGTTGCTTGTCCCGAAGAAATCTCTTCGTTTTGATGTCGGAAGCCTTGATCTTCTTGAAGATCGAGCAACTGATTACCTCCGCAAAAATATGGACCAGTTAAACGAAGTTCTTGCAAAAAGAAACATACCGTACAGGGGCAAGGGCACTAGTAATGAAGGCGAAATGTTTAAGCGTTTGATGGTTACTCCAATTGGAGTTGCAATTAAAAAGAAAAGAGGGACATCTGGTTTAAGTCTGAGTGAGCCTAAAGCAAGGGAAGAAGAAGCCTTTGGTCCTATCTTTGATTTGCTTCGCGGTATTGATAAGAAGGGGTATGATGGAATTCTTGAAGAACTTTTAACTGACCCCCGCATGAGAGCAAACGCTGCTTTCAGAACTCTCGCATCTCCTCGCGGAATTAGGGTGGCATAATGCACAGTACCGGCTCATTCCTGTACACCGTCATTGAGCGGATCCGAGGCTACCTCGACGATCCCGACTTTGACGCTAAGTACGACAACGACTTTCTTGTACGCCACATCATCAGCCCGTCGATGGTTGATGTGTTGTCTCGTGTAAACATGAACATGGATAATCCGGTTGTTATGCGGTTTGAGTTTCAACCCGACGCAAGCACCGAGTACTATCAGTTGCCCCCCAGCATTGGGGAAGTGTGGCGAATCAGTAGAGTTGACTCTGACGGAAAGATTTGTGATGACATCAAGCCGCGTACCGAATGGCATCCCGAAGGAGTCGGATGGGCTCTAGAAGGAAACACCCTGAGATTCGATCCAAAACTCTCCGGGGATACATGGACTATTTACTATGTCCCAAGTGGGGATGTTATGCCGCACTACGCAACGGGCGGCACCATGCGTGGCGATCGAAGCACGTTGGTCATCGACGCCACGCCAACGCTTGGCGCTTTGGACCGAAGAGAAAACTCGTATGCCGGTCAAATCTTGCGGATCCTTCCCGATACCGGAATGGTAGAGGAACGAGTCATTGCAAGTCATGACGTTGAACTTGGGGAAGTCATTACTAGAATCCCATTCAACACCTCTCTGGAAGAGAACGTGAAGTATGAGATTGCTCCGATTGGGATGCAGTCTCTATACGAAGCAATTTCCGCAGGCTCCGCCATGAAGTTGGGAGCCTACCGCAAGATTTCGGGCAGTCATTACCAGATGGTCCTTCAACAGTATCGCTCCGCGATCAAGACTGCTACCGACAACCTTGCTAATATGCAGATGCGGACAGGTAAGTCGTTCAAGAGAAAGACTGTAGATAACCCTGCTTACGACGATATGTTCTTCTCTGGATCTTGGAGGTCGCCATGATGGCCCCACGTTACGACTGGACAATCAATCAAGGAGAAACTTCTCCTCTGGTTTACACCCGAACCGTAACAAGTTCAGGTGCTGTTGATAACTTCAATACTGGTGTTACTTTTCGTATGCAGGTAAAGGACAAGGCAGGAGGCACTGCTGTTTTTACCAGCACCTCCGCCAACTTCACTCATCCTGTTAATGGCGCAAGTAACGTCGTTACGATTGAGTTGTCTGCTACTGAAACAGCGGCTATTCCGGGCGGTCGTTATGTCTATGACATTGAAGCCGTTAATGAGCCTGCAACAAACAAAGTGACTCGCATTCTTGAGGGGTCTTTCTTTGTCCGTGCTGAGGTGACTACCAGTGTCTAGTACCACAATTACCATTACGGAAACGGGAGCCCAGACTACTACGATTCTACCTGCTGCCCAGCAGACGGTAACGGTTTCTAGCGCTAGTGGGGTTGCCTACAACGACACCAACGCTAGAGCCGCGATCAGTGTAGTGGGGGGAACTGGCCTTTCCTATAACTCCACTACTGGCGTTGTTTCCTACGCCCAGCAAAACCTTGCTCTTGCAAAGATAAGTGATGCAGGAACTGCGGCATCACTTGCTCACGGTGTGGCAGAAGGCAATCTTGTTCGGTTGATAGGCGTTAATGGTGTCACCAAACTGCCTGCTCTTGACGGCTCTCTACTTACCAATATTACTGGTACTGGAAGTGGTTCAGGAGACATGACTGGAGTAGACATCACGGCTGGTAACGGCCTTGATATCACTCAAGCAAATACTACAAGTGGTGCTTACACGGCAACGATCTCTGCCGACCTTAAGGCTAACGGTGGAGTGGTCGTTGAGTCAACTGAGTTGGCAGTAGACCTTGGTGCTTCTGCAATCACCGGCACTCTTGCTGTGGCTGATGGAGGTACTGGTCTCACTTCGATCAGTACGCTTCTTAATTCAAACACGACGAAGTCTGATGTGGGACTTGGCAATGTAGAAAACACTGCAATTTCCACTTCAATTACTACTCACAACAACATCACTACAGCCCACGGGATCTCGAACTTTGGTTCTACCCTTGTAGATGACGCGAATGCGGCTGCCGCTCGTACGACGCTCGGTGCTGCTGCGTCGAACCATGGTCATACTCTTGCTCAGATTACTGATCTTGATGTAGGTGCCCGTGCGATTACTACGACGACGACAAACGGTAACATCGTCATTGATCCGCCCGGCACTGGTTTCTTGCAAGTAGAGGGTGCGACGAACCCCGGCAAGATTCGGCTGATGTGCGAGCAGGGTAGCCACGGCGTCGGTCTGGTCAGCCCGGCACACACCGTACAAGCAGACTACGACCTTACG